CTAAGAACGCAAGAGTTTCCGCGTCAAAACGGAAAATCGAACGTCTCGACTTAATTGTCGACCTAGTTGATCAGATTGCAGGTGCCATTCCTTCACAAGTGGTGCAGAGTCAGCAAGCTAGCGATAGCCTGTCGACTCAAACCGTTTGGGACGAGTATGAAGAAATTCGTAACTCGTCTGACGCGGTGCCTGAAGCGAAAGCTGACGGCGAAGTTGCCCAAGTCATTACGCAGGGGTCAGATTATGACACAGCGCGTAAGAACTGATGGTCCTGGCTTTAGCGCAGTTGGTGCTACCTGGACGCGACGCGAGATCCGTTGTAATGGATCCCAAGTCACGACCAGTTCTGGCACTACCTACGCGGGAGGTTGGTCGAAACAACGACCGATGTAGTTACTCCCAATTTCCGGTCTCGCGTGAAGCGAGGGGAAATTATAAACAATCCCTATGAATCCATTTTGGAAACAAGGGGTGGTTCAGCCACGGGCGAACAGGTGCGCACGCGTGTAGCGTCCTGCACGGGAAATACCGTCAAGAAGTACGTGGAAACACTGTACGTAAACTACGGCTGGGATCAATACCAGCCGTGTGTTGATGGTAGTGGAGAATGGGAGTCCCTCCGAAACTCTGCGAAGATACAAGCCGGTACGGCGGCCGTAGCTGGTATAGCTACGACTGACGTAATGGGTCTCGTTGATATCGCTGAGTTGAAGAAAACACTCACCATGCTTCGAACTCCTCTTGAAAATATTCGGGAAAAGTTTGAGCAGATTAAGAAATCGCGAAAGTTTGCGAAATCTGGTCTGACGTTCGCTAAGTTTCTTGCGAACGAATGGACGCGATACCGTTACGGTATCGTTCCGCTCATGCTTACTACCGAATCTATTCTTGAGCAGTTAAGTAATGACAAAGTCTCAAAGAGGTTTACGTCCCGCGGCTATGCCATGCGTGAGTTTCCGGAAGTTGTTAGGTCGTATAACCATACGACGACTAACTTCAAGTCGGTTTCAACAGGCAGATACAACGGACGTATTGAAGTAAGAGCAGGTGTGCTCTATGAGTACACTTTCTCCACTTCGGCCAAATTCGGTCTTAGACTAAGCGATGTACCAAGTGCCTCGTACGAACTCGTAACATTGAGTTTCGTATTGGACTGGTTCGCTAACGTCGGTGACTTCATTGCGGCTATCTCTCCGAGAATGGGTGTTCGAAAATTGGCATCTTGGACCAAGTGGACTGAAACTCGGGAATTTGATTCCGATGGGACTAACGTCCCTGTGAGTTCCAGCACCTGGTCCTGTACCGATAATCGAGTAGGCACCTACTACCGCCACTTCGTAATAAAGAAGCGGATCCCTAGCGTAACTGTCGGCTTAACGTGGTTACCAGCCTTTGATTTTCGTAATGCAGAAGATCGAAGCTGGCTCCGCACGCTCGACAGCGTAGCTTTAACTGTACAGCGTTTAAAGTTCAATTTCTGAACAACGCTAAACTGAAGGAAACTTAAGATGTCCATCACCCTTAACACCCTGGCCTATGGTCAGGATAGTTTTGCCACTCCCAACAAAGTTGTTTACGTTGGCCCGAGCCACTCGTTCAGTGTCAAGGATACTCTTGCGCTGTCCCGGGGTGCTCCGAAGCCTACTAAAGACTTCGCGGGAGTTGCTCGCTCTGAGGCGAAGCGCACTAAGACTGTAACTCTCGGCGACGGCTCACAAGCCGAAGCGATTGTTACTATCTCGTGCTCTTTGCCGGTGGGTATGGCGGAAGCCGATGCTGATGCTCTTCGTGATGACATTGGTGACTTCGCTATCGGCGCCGACG